GCAGGCTGGCGGCGGTGCAGGACGCACGGCGTCGGGTCTCTCAATGCTGATGGGCAGCGCCGGCAAGGGTATCCGTCAAGTCATCATGTATATCGACCTCGATGTGATCGACCCGCTGGTCACCGCGCAGTTCAACTACAACATGCGCTACGACACGGACGACAGCATCAAGGGAGACGTGCACTGGATGCCCAAGGGAGCCGTCACACTGGCCAACCGCGAGCAGCTCAATGTACGCCGGGTCGAGTTCTTGCAGGCGACGGCCAACCCCATCGACGCCGAGATTGTGGGCAAAGTGGGCCGGGCAGAGATTCTGCGCGAAGTGGCCAAGGGACTCTCCATGCCAGTCGAGGATATCGTGCCTACGCGCGAGAAACTGCAGGCGTCAGAGCAGCTCCAGAAGGCCATGCAGGCCGCGCAAGCATCACAGCAGCAACAGCCACCCGCGCCAGCGCAGGTATCGTTCAATCGTGGGCCACAAGGTGAGATGCAGGGTATGACGCTGCAGCCGGGTGGAGCGCCTGCCGGTGGCCAAGATGGCAACACCGTCAGCAACAGACAAACAGGGCAGGGGGGCTAAATGGCAATTCGACCGGGGTTATGTCACGCCGGGAAACTAGGCTTCCTGACTGGGGTTCATCAGCCGAAAGATATCTATCGGCTTGCGCTCTACGGTGCAGATGCCGATCTGAGCCCAAAAACAGCGATGTACGGTGCGCGCGGCGAGGTTAGTGGGCAGGGTTATACGCCGGGTGGCATCACATTGAATGGCTATGACTCTGGTGTCACAGAAGCTGGTGTGGCATGGGTAAATTGGACAATCCTGATAGTCTTGAGAAACAGCACAATCCGGGCACGCGGCGCATTGCTCTACAACGCCAGCAAGGGTAATCAAGCGATTGAAGTGATTGATTTTGGCACAGAATACGCTGCGATCAACGGCGTGTTTGAGATTGAAATGCCCGCGTCGGGCGTAACTTCCTTGGTGACTTTCGAATGATGATCTCGACCGTTCACGGCATGATGCCTGAAGACGTATTGGAAAAGCGCGTTATCAGGCAACTTGACTCCGCAGAAGTAACCAATGTTTTTGCAACTGAATACTGGCTCGAAGGCGAGCTGGTTCATCGTTCCATCACTGCTGAACTGGTCGGGCGTGATCTGTCCGGCGTGCAGCAACAACTCGCGTAGGAGATTACCGTGGCCAACAGCGCAGCGATTAGCAATCAATGGAAAAGCGACATGCTCGGCATCGTCAATGGCCGAACGCTCAAAGCGGCACTCTACTTCACAGCGAGTACGACCAATGCGACCAATACCATCTACACAGTCACTGGCGAAGCGACTGGCACGAACTACGTTGCTGGTGGTGCGTCCTGCCCGAACGCGACCAGCGCCTCCACAGTCAATACGACGGTGACGGGCGACGTGCAGTTTTGGACACCATCCGGTTCTATCGCCTATCCGGCGTCGATGTCGGTAGCGGCGTTCGACACGGTGATGATCTACGATGCCACGACGCCATTCCATTCCATCGGCACTTGGTCGCTGGGTGGTAGCCAGACCATCGTAGCCGGTACAGTGACGCTTACCATGCCGACGAACAACAACACTACGGGGTTGATAAGATTATCATGATACGGTAGCAAGTTCTTTCATGTTATTATTGGCTCTCTATTAACGGAGGGCAACATGAAAGCACTCGATCTGAAAGGAAAAGTTTTTGGGCAGCTTACGGCAATCGAGCAGGCAGGAAGCGACAAGAATAAAAACTTGTTGTGGCGGTGTTCGTGCGCATGTGGGAATGACCAGTACGTGCAGCAGGCCACGGTACTCGCTCGTGGCGGAGCTAAGTCATGCGGGTGTCAGCAACGCAACGGTGACGGCAAAGTTACCCACGGGGCAACTCGCGGGGCGGAGCATGGTGCGCCAAGGAAACAGGGCTATCGAGTGTGGTGCAACATGAAGAATCGGTGCGATTCTCCGACTAATCCACAGTACAAAGACTACGGTGGCCGAGGGATTACTTATTGCGAAGCGTGGGCTAAATTTGAGAACTTTCTAGCTGATATGGGCGAAGCCGATAAGGGCATGACGCTTGATAGAATCGATAACGACAAAGGCTACTCGAAAGAAAATTGCCGATGGACTGACCGAGTAACGCAGCGACGCAATAGCCGCTCGCATGTGCGGTGGTTAGAAATTGAGGGAGAACGAATGATTCTTACTGACGCAGTTAGTAAGTACAAGGTAGTTTCGATGAGTACAGCAACATCGCGTATTCATAAAGGATGGGACCCGGTTCGGGCGGTTCTGACGCCGTATCAGCGATCAGATAACAAAGGGTATAGGCTGAGCTGAAATGCCCTACCTCGCAGACCGCGTACAGGAGACGACTGCGACAACCGGCACAGGGGCGATTACCCTTGCCGGTGCTGTCTCTGGCTATCAGACGTTCGCTGCTGGGTTCGGTACAGATACGCGCGTCGTCGGTTACCTGATCGTCAGCGGGACAAGTTGGGAAGTTGGCAAGGGCACGTTTAACGGCACAACCGGGCTGACCCGCGACACGATCCGCGACAGCAGCAACAGCAACAATCTGATTACGCTATCTGGCACGAGCAATGTCTATTGCACGGCATCTGCTGAACTGCTTGATAACGCTAATGTAGGCATGCTCTACGCGCAAACGCGTGGGCTTGCACTGCCCTAAAGGAATAACACGATGGCATCAAACTCTGATCCTATTTACAGCAAGGTCGCTGACATCCAGACGGATACGCTGGCAGCAACAACGCTGCTTGGCCCGACAGCGAACACGGCGCAGGACGGTACGGGAACGATTTACCCGATCTTCACGGCAGATGCGACCAATGGTGGCTTTGTGCAGAAGATCATGTTTCAGCCGATCACTTCCACGGCGGCGACTGTCTGCCGGGTATTCATTGCTGACACAACGACCACAATTACCTCTGGGGCACTGGTCAGTAATACGTCGCTGAATACGCACCTAACATGGGAACTTGGCCTACCTGCCGTTACGGTTTCTCAAGTCGCTGCTGCGCCTCACTTGGAGTTGCCAATCAATATGCCGCTCCCTCCCGGCTTCCGTTTGGCGGTGGCATTCGGCACAAGCACGGGTGGCGTAACGACTGGATGGAATGTTATCGCGGTTGGCGGGAAATATTAAATGCTTGATCTTTCGCACATTCCTAAAGGATTCGCTGGCGCAGCCGATCAGCAGGTTTTCTACGGGAACCAGACGACGGTGACTGGTGCGACCCAGACATGGGTTAAACCTCGCGGTATTGCGATGGTGCATATACTCGCCATTGGGCAGGGCGGTAACGGAGCCACTGGCGTCATCGGTGCAACGGCCGCAGGTGGTGCAGGGGGTGGTTCAGGAGCGCAGTCTTCGCTTGTCATTCCGGCAATGTTCCTGCCTGACGTTCTCTATATCGCAGCAGGCGCAGGCGGCGCTGGTACGGCCGTAGCGACGATTGTTTCTGCCCGACCATGTGGTGCAACGTATAACAGCATTCCGCTCCCGCAAGATACATTCTTGATCGCTGGTGGTGCGATTGGTAACGCAGTCACCGCCGGAGCAGTGGGGACGGTAGCGACAGCGATTCTCTCCGGCAAAGGACAGGCGACATTTCTCGCTGGTATTGCCGGTGGTGCAGCCGGTGCTGTGACCCCGACAGCAGGCGCAGCAGTCGCAGCGAATGCAACCGGGTTGCTTGTCTCAGGTGGTGGCGGTGGCGGTGGCATGTCAGCAGCAGCAACGGCAGCAGGCGGTGCGGCATTCACTACAGCGATGATGACTGGCTATACAGGCGCAGCAGGCGGCGCAGGCGGTACTTCCGGGGTCGCTGGCGGTCAAGGCGGCAACGGCGTCAATATGGTCACACAGTTAATCTTCGGCGGTGGTGGCGGTGGTGGATCAGGGTTCCCCGTCGCTACAGTCTCGGCACCGGGTAAAGGTGGGTCTGGTGGCATCGGTTGCGGCGGTGGCGGTGGCGGTGGCGGATTGACCGGGCAGACAGCGGCAGTCGGTGGGCTTGGCGGTCAAGGCGCAGTCATACTGACCTGCTGGTAATTCGTCATGCTCGGCTTCGGGTCAATCGCAGCGGGGTCAATTGCCGACAACCCGGCGATAGGCGGCGGTGGCGCAACACTCACCATTGCCCTGACCGGCGTACAAGTCACAGCCACGCCGGGAACGCTCGGTGTATCGACCAGCCTGCCGGTCACAGGCTATGCGGTAACAGCATCACAAGGCACAGTCACCTACAGCGCCGGCGCAACCTTGACGCTAGCCCTCACGGGCTTCGCACTGACCGCTTCACAGGACACGCTGGGTTACTCGCCAGCATGGGCACTGACTGGCTTCGCTGAAACTGCATCAAGAGGCACGATTGGATTCACCACAGCGCAAGCCCTCTCAGGTTACGCGGTTACATCGACTCCTGGCGCGCTGACCTACGGGCAGGCGCAAAGCCTCGTCGGAATAGCGGCGACGGCCACGCCGGGCAGTATTGGTTTCATAGCCTCCTTCGGCATCACCGGTTACGCCGAGACAGCCACACAGGGTGCGGTTACCTATAGTGCTGGTGGTACTGCGCTCAATATCAG